ACATCACGACGCTGATCGTGCTGCAGGGTGCGGCCGTGGCCTCCGTGCTGGCCTCCGCGGCGCTGACGACCGCTCCGAACGGGCTCGCAGGTGATGCGACTGCCGGCGCCACGGCTGCCGGCGCGCTCACGACGGCGATCCCGCTGCTCGGCGGCGCGCAGGTGTCGGTGATCGCCGCGGGCGCCGTACACACGACCGTGAGTCTCGCCGGTGCCGCCGTGGCTGTCGTCGCGGTCTCCGGCGACCTGGTGGTTGCGCTGGAGCTGTCGGCCGATGCGGTGGCGGCGGCCGTGGCCGGTGCCGACCTCACTACGCAGATCGTGATGCGGGCGGATGCGGTGGTGGGGGCGCAGGCTAGTGGGGCGCTGGGTGGAATTGCCCTGCTCGCTCCACCTCCGTCCTATCGCATCGTGCGCACGCGCGCCGAGAACCGAATCCTGAGGGCACGATGAGCGCCACGACCTACACCATCGTCAACGGGCTGTCCGTCATCGAGAAGGGCGCAAGCGAGTCGCTCGACTACGGCATCGACTACGCCGACTTGCTCGCCGACGGCGAGACTATCGAAGCGAGCGCATGGACGGTAGGCGCTGGACTGACCGAAGGCATAGCCGGGGCGAGCGGCTCGATCGTAACGCAGTGGCTGAGCGGCGGCACGGCCGGACAGATCTACGACGTGGACAACGTGATCGAGACGAGCTCCGGGCGCACCTACGCGCGGTCGTTCCGGGTGCGGGTGGTGGGCCGGCGATGACCCCGCAGGAGCTCATCCGCCTGCCACCGCGCGAGGCGATCCGCTGGATGCGCGAGCGCGGCATCGTGCCTCCGGATATCTACAGCGCGCTGCCGGGCGAGTACCGGCAGCTCTCGTTCTCGGTGGCCGGTGTCGCCGCACTCGATCAGCTGCAGGCGGTACTGGACTCGCTCACCGAGGCGGCCGCCTCCGGCGAGACCTTCTCCACCTGGCGCCGGCGCGTCGAGGCCGACGAGATCGCGCTCACGCTGCCGCGCCACCGGCTCGACAACATCTTCCGCACCAACATGCAGGGCGCCTACATGCGCGGGGTCTATGAGCGCCAGCACGAGGTGCAGGCCCAGCGGCCCTACCTCATGTACGACGCGATCAACGACAGCCGCACGCGCCCGACGCACCGCGCGATGGACAACCACATCGCGCCGGCCGATGACGCGATCTGGTCGACACACAGACCCCCGCTCGGCTACCGGTGCTTCCTACCTGGAACGCCGATTCGTGCCGACGCCAGGGTCGGCCTGCGGTCACACTATCGCGGCGAAGCCGTGGAGGTCGTAACGGCCGACGGGCACCGGCTCTCCGCTACCGCGAATCACCCGGTATTGGCCCCGCACGGATGGGTCGAGATCAAGACGCTGCGCGAGGGCGGCGAGGTGCTCTGCGATCCGAGTAGCGGCGAGTGGCTTGCGGTTCCTGGGGTGGTAGACAACGACAATCCGCCAGCCCGCGCCGAGGATTTGTTCGACGCGCTCGCGGCGCAGGCTCTTGGCTGCGTTCCAATGTCTGCGTTCGACTTCCACGGCGATGCGAGCCTCCGGCAGGGCGATGTCGACGTTGCTGGTGCCGATGGCGTACTGATGCACGGCTACCAGGCCGCTGGAGCGCAGCGCGTCAAGCAGCGGCAATTCCCAGGGGCTGATCGAGTTCCCGCGCCGGCTTCGCTCCTTCCCGATAGCCGCTCGGAGGTAGGTGCGGTCGCGGCGAATGCCGTGCTTTCGCAGCAGACGATCGATGTTGCTGGTCGAGCACCTAAGCTCCTCAGCAAGGCGGCGCTTGCTGATGCACAGTTCTGCGCTGTATCTGGCCAGAACGATGCGCTCGATCTCATCATCCGAGGCGCGCGCGACGCGCCATGCGGCGCCGAGCTGACGCTTGACGGCGGCCGGGTCGCGCTTGATTTCTGCCCACTTGAGTCGCTCGGCCTCCGATCTGGAGCGATGACGGCCGTGGATCCCGAGCCAGCGGGTCAGCGTTGGGCGGCTCGCTCCGATACGCGCGGCGAGCGCCTTGACGGATTCTCCGGCGTCGAACGCGGCGAGAACGGCGGAGGGGTCGGGCGGGTTCCAGCGGGGCAGGTTGCGCTTGTCCATTCGGTGCGGGCCTTCTGGTATGAGGGGCCGGTCTACGATTTCGAGACGCGGACCGGTGCGATGTTCGCAGGAGGGATTATCGCGCACAACTGCCGGTGCACACTCACGTCCCTCACCGAGCAGCAGGCGCGCGACCGCGGCTACCAGGGGCTGCCCGCGCCCAACGTGCAGCCAGACGACGGCTGGGCCTATGACAAGGCCGCCGGCATCGGCGAGGGCGTGCGCCAGTCGGTGCAGCGGGCCCTACAGAAGTCGCATCCGCGGCTCGCCGCCGCCGTGCCGGCGGACATCGCGCGTTAGACGCTGTCACTCTATGCGCCTGTCCGCTGCGCGCAGACCATCGCGGGCATGCACGCCAAGCCTTTCGTTCTGACCTGCGATGCCGCGTTCGACGCTGCCGCTGGCGACGCGCTGCCCTCTCGCATCAGCGGCGTCGCCTACTCGGGCGGCGCGGTGATGAGCGGAATGGCGGTCATCGACCTCGCGTCGACCAAGGTTGCGCTGCCTGCGCCATTGCTTTCCGGGCACGACCGGGACGAGGTGATCGGCATGCTCAACACCGGGGCCAACAGCGGCGCCGAGCTGAGCATCTCCGGAGACCTGTACTCCGACATCGACGACACCGCGCGCTCGATCGCCGCCAAGGCCAAGCGCGGCCATCGCTGGCAGCTCTCGGTCGGCGTCTTCGGGATGAACTTCGAGGACGTCTCGCCTGGCAACAGCGTCACCGTCAATGGCCGCGAGTTCAAGGGCCCGATCACGGTCCTGCGCGGCGGCACGGTGCGCGAAGTATCCGTGGTGGCGCTCGGCTCGGACGCAGAGACCAACGCCGCCTTCTTCTCGGCGCGTGGCGCCACCAACCACCCCGGAGATCCATCCATGACCATCGAACAACTGCAGGCGCAGGTCGCCGCACTGACCGCGCAGGTCGCCGAGCTCACCGCAGCCCGCGACCGCGCCAAGACCGACCTTGACGCCCGCGACGCGAAGATCGTCGAGCTGACCGCTGCCGCCGACCAGGCGCGCCGCGACGCTCGTTCGACCGAGATCAAGTCGCTGTTCGCCGAGATCGGCCAGTCGTTCACCGAAGAAGCTGCAGCGCCCTACATGGAACTGCCCGCGGCGACCTTCACCGCCATTTCGGCGCAGCTCAAGGCCCGCCCTGCGCTGCCGGAACACCTGCGCCAGCAGGCGGCAGGCGGCACCCAGGCGCCGGCCGGCGGCGGCTCCGCGTTGCTGTCGGCGGTCAAGTCCGCCCACGGCCTGAACTGATCAACCTGGAGCACGCAGCATGACCACTTTCACCGAACCGACTCGCATCGGCGACGTCCTCAAGCGCGAGTTCGCGCCGGAATTCAACCGCGAGGAAGTCACCATCGTCAGCGGCCAGAACCTCGTCGCTGGCACCGTTCTGGGGCAGATCACCACGGGCGGCAAGTACATGATCCACGACAACGCTGCCACCGGCGGCACCGCCGGCGCGGAGGTCGCGGCCGGTGTGCTTCTGTTCGACTGCAACGCTAGTGCCGCGGACGCCAAGGCGGTGGTCCTGCTGCGCGGCCCGGCGGTCGTCGCGGTGGAGAAGCTGACCTTCAAGAGCGGGATCTCCGCGCCGAACAAGACCGCGGCGCTGGCCAAGCTCGCCACGCTGGGCATCGTCGCCCGCACCACCGTCTGACCGAGAGGACTCGATCATGATCACCCCGTTTTCCGTCTTCTCGCAGACCGAGATCGCTGCATCGGTCAACCTGATCCCCAACAGCTACGGCTTGCTGGGGCAGATGAACCTGATGCCGCTCTCCGGTGTGCCGACCAACTCGATCGCCATCGAGGAGGTCAATGGTTCGCTGTCGCTGCTGCCCACCAACCTGTCCGGCGGCCCCGGTTCGGTCGGCCAGACCGGCAAGCGCGTGGTGCGCACGTTCACGATCCCGAAGGTCGAGCACAACGAGCACGCCAACCCGCTGGAAATCCAGAACGTGCGCGGCCTCGGTGGCAACGAGCTGATGAACATGGCGCAGCTGCTCACGCAGAAGCTCACCACCGCGCGCGGCAAGCACGACATCACGCTCGAGCACCTGCGCATGGGCGCGCTCAAGGGCATCATCCTTGACGCCGACGGCTCGACCGTGATCGCCAACCTCTACACCGAGTTCGGCATCAGCCAGAAGTCGGTGGACTTCGTGCTCGGCACCGCCGGCACCGAGATCCGCGACAAGTGCTATGAGGTGGTCCGCCACATCGAAGACAACCTGAAGGGCGAGGTCTCGGGTGGCGTGGAGGCGCTGGTGAGCGCGGAATTCTTCGACAAGCTGATCAAGCACGCGAAGGTCACTGCCGCCTACCAGAACTACCAGGAGGCCGCGCAGCGCATGGGCGGCGACGTGCGCAAGGGCTTCACGTTCGGCGGCATCACGTTCCGCGAGTACCGCGCCACGGCCACCGGCTCGGCCGGCTCCGCGGTGCGCTTCATCGCCTCGGGCGAGGGCCATGCCTTCCCGGTCGGCACGATGAACACCTTCTCCACCTTCGTGGGTCCGGCCGATTTCAACGAGTCGATCAACAGCCTCGGCCAGCTCTACTACGCCAAGGTCGACCCCTCGAAGTTCGATCGCGGTTACGACATCCACACGCAGATGAATCCGTTGCCGATGTGCAAGCGGCCTGGCGTGCTGGTGAAGCTGACCACCTCGAACTGATCGCCCGCGCCTGCTGGGCGCATGACTCGCACGACGCCCGCCACTGCGCGGGCGTCTGCACATGGAGGACCGGATGCCTTACGCAACCATCGACGACCTGAGCGCCGCGTTCGGCGTTCAGGAAGTCGCCCAGATCACGCAGCGCGAGACCGGCCAGTTCGGCGTGATTGACGAGACCGTGGCCGCCGCCGCCTTGGAGGCCGCGTCGCGCGAGGTCGATTCGCGCATCGGCGCACGCTACGCTACGCCCCTGGGCGTGGTCCCTGCGCTCATCGTGGCCGCCTGCTGCGACCTCGCGCGCTGGCGCCTGTACCGCCACAACATCCCCGAGACCGTAGGCGAGCGCCACGCGTCCGCGGTGCGCTGGCTAGATGCAGTGGGCGCCGGACGGGCGGTGCTGCTCGCCGACGATGGAGCCATCATCACGCAGGCCAGCGAGGAGGTTGCCGCCGCCACCTCGCCGGTCGCCGCGAGCGTGCGCACTCTCGACTACGGCGACAGCTTCCGGTCCGCCTACGCGCCGAGCTTCGAGCGCACTGGGATCGTGCCGTGAGAATCAATGCGCGCATCGAGGGTCTCGAGCAGGCTCAGCAGGCGCTGGCCCGCCTGCGCGAGACCGGCGCGAAGCTGCGCCCGTTGATGCAGGTGATCGCGCAAGACCTCGAGGCCAGCACCCGCCTGCGCTTTCAGGACGGACGCGATCCGAGCGGGAAGCCGTGGCTGCCGCTGTCGGTCGCCACCCGCTTCGCGCGGGCCAAGCGCGCCGCAGGAGGTCGCGTCTACACCGGCAGCCGCAGGCGCACCACCGCCGCCTTCACGCGGGCCTACCTGGGCAACATGCAGCCACTGCTCGACACCGGCCGGCTGCGCAACAGCATCACCAGCCGCTACGGCGGCGACTATGCCGAGGTCGGCACGAACGTGGTGTACGCGCCCATCCACCAGTTCGGCGGCAAGGCCGGGCGCGGCGTGAACATCCCCGCGCGCCCCTTCATCGGCATGAGCGCCGACGACCGCGCCCTGGTGGTCGAGCGCCTGCGCCAGCACATCCTGGGTGAGGCGCGTTAGACGCTGTCACCCTATGACGCCCGCGGAGCGGCGGGCAGCATCGCCGGCATGCTGATGCTTGCCGAGGTGGCCGAAAGGCTGCGCGATTCCTGCCCCTCGTTCCGAGTGGTCGGGGATGCTGCGCAGTTCGCCGCCGTCATCGACCAGCTACCCGACACCCCCGCCGTCTACGTCCTGCCGCTCAACGAGCGCGCGGGGCCAAACCGCTTCGCATCCGGCGCCGTCCACCAGGAGGTGGAGTCGCAGTTCGGCGTCGTCATGGCCGTGCGCAACGTCTCCGACGCGCGCGGCTCGGCCGCCAGCTCTGACCTGACCGCGCTGCGCGAGGAAGTCGCCGCGGCGCTCATCGGATGGATGCCCACCGGCTGCAGCGATCTCGTGATCTACGCCGGCGGCGAGCTCGTGACCTTCGTCAACGGCTGCCTCTGGTGGCAGGACGAGTACCTCACCGCATTCCCATTGAGGAAGACCTGATGGACGACGCCCCCGTCGACCTCGACGCCATCCCGCCGTCCGGCGGCCGGTGGACTCGAGACCCGCATACCGGCGCCCTGTCGCCGGCACCCGACCAAGACGCGGCGCCCGAGGCGCAGCAGGACCAGGAGTAGAGCATGGCGCTCGATCGCAAGACCAAGAACATGGTAGTGCTCGCCAAGGTCGAGACGACCGCGGGCACCGATGCCGTCCCAACCGGTGTCGCCAACGCGATCCTCACGGCGGGCGAAGTCACGCTGCAGCCGGTCGATGCCCAGGCGGTTCCGCGCACGATCCGCACCGGCTACTTCGGCAGCTCCGGCTCGTTCATGGGCAGCGCCTGGATGCGCGTGTCCTTCGGCGTTGAGATGGCCGGTAGCGGCACCGCAGGCACCGCGCCCGCCTGGGGCGCACTGCTGCAGGGCTGTGCATTCGCCGAGACCGTCACCGCCAGCCAGCGGGTCGACTACACGCCGGTCTCCACCGGCCTGAAGACGCTCACGATCTACGCCTACGCCGATGGCCTCGAGCACAAGCTGATTGGTGCGATGGGCAGCCTCACCGGCTCGCTGCTGGTCAACGGCGTGCCCACGCTCCAGTTCGAATTCTGGGCACCGTACCTCGCGCCGACGGCGGTCGCCAATCCGGCGCTCACGCTCAGCGCCTGGAAACTGCCGGCGCTGGCCAACGACACCAACACG